CATTCATAACTTTTTGGATAGATACCACTGATACTCCCGAATGAACCGAAAACTCTTTCAAGAATCGTCTCATTTCTACCTTGTTTTTTCCCGTCGATAACACTTTTGATATGAGTCCTGCTACCATAACTTTTGGCGTATGTTCAAGTTCTTCGTCTGGAGACTTAAACACATCATTGATCGCATCCAATATCTCTGTTCGTTGTTGTTCGTTCACCGACAAACCGTTCATCATACGGTCCGCCAACGAAAGTTGAGTTTTTAGTAAGGGATTCTCTTCTGCTTGAATACCGAATTGCTGAATTGCCTTGGACAACGAGCGAGTTGATACATCAAATATTGACGCTATTTCCTCGTGTGTTCGTGATACTCCAAATCGACGACACGCCACAAAGAACACTGCTCCCATTAAAGCACGACGCGTTTCCCCTCGAAGTTTAAGAGCATCTTCTTGTGACCGAAACAAAGCACATGCCTCTTGAAGGATGGCCTTTGTAAATCCATGGCGATACGAATACTGATTCAGTATTTCCATTGCCGATAACCATGACCGTTCGGAATGGGATGCGAGAGACCATGCCGAAAGTCTTTGAATATTTTTGAAAGCGGGTGAGTTCACTTTCTTGTTCATCATCATTGATCCGTAAGATGAGTCTGGTAGTAATGAATTGATTGATAAACCTACACGCGTAGGATCTTCATGTCTGTCTTCTGCTCCGTAGTATCTCCATTCTGCTCCTTCGTCGATTACTTGTTCAAATATTATTCCACAGCAAGTGCATACACGCTGACCTTCTTCCACAATCAGTTGCTTTTCTGGATGATCGCACATTTCTTGCCTATCTTCTATTCGCAAACATATGAGTCCATTTTTAACGATTTACAGACGACTCTGTAAATAGTTCATTGCCGAATCATCATACACAAACGGACGATAATCTGCTCCTGTTTTTGGAGGTGCCCTTAATCGTGGTTGTTGATTTTGCGGTTTAATCCAGGAAATGACTAGAGTTAAACTGTTACTGACCCATACTTGAAATCCTTGTTCCAATAAAGCATCCCGAACATATTCGACTGCTTCTCGATGATCGTAAAGAGGATATCCAAATACAAAAGAGGGAACATCGTAGGCAAAGTAAGGTGCTTGGGGGTTTTGGATCGCGTACAGTTTAAGTTGAGAACACAGATTAGACAAAACTGGACGCATGGCTTGCATTTTAGAACTCTTGCGTTCCTCTTCCTGCTTCCATAAATCTTTTGCGCGAAGCATTTTACTACTTATATCAAAGAACATATAATGAACATTCTAGCGTTAAATGGTGGTGGCATGCGTGGTGCTCTTCAAGTAGGTGCACTTAAAGAAATAGCACAAGAATCGGCTATATCGTTAGTGGAAAGATTTTCAGGGGGCATCTACGGATACTCTATTGGTGCGTTAATCGCTACATTAATAGCATTTGATTTTGATTTAGATGCGTTTACTGAACTTACCGAAATATTGGGAAATATGCAGGATACTTTGAATCCTATACGTTTACAAACCCTCCTTTCCTTTACCGAAAAACAAGGTGTAGATGACGGAGCAAAAATAAAGGAAGTTTTAAAAGAAGCCTTTCAAAAACGGGGTTTAAATTTAGATACTCTCCGTGTTGGAGATGCGTCTGTTCCTCTTCATATTATTGCCTCTGATCTAACTGATTTAAAATTAGTTATTTTTGGAAAAAACATGATGTTATGGGACGCTCTACGCGCTTCTTTTTCTATTCCTTACATTTTCACACCTCATGTCATTCAGGGTCATACATTTGTAGACGGTGCAGTTTTGTGTCAAAATATTATGAGAATTGTTCCTCAAGAACAACGAAAAAATACCTTGTTTCTACTGAATGCGCAATCAAGAACTATAACTCCGCAAAATTATTTGTCAAGTATTCCCTTTATGAAAAATATCAAAGAAACACACGAAATACGAGACAAGTATCCGAATAATACATGTCTCCTAATCGAAGATGATTCTAAAATGTTTAGTCTGTGGAACTCAACACAAATGGTTGATCATTTACTTGCTGTTGGACGTATCCGCTACCAAGAGTTCAGGTCCCAACGCAGATGTCAAGAACTCCCTTAAAACTTCAACTTTTGGAGGTCCTAAATATTCATAAGTTTTAGACGTTGTTTCAAGTTTGTAAGTTGGATATGAATCTACTTTATACTTTCCACATGTCTTCTTATCGGAATCGCAGTTAATGTATTTTACATCCACTACTTTTCCACCGTAAGTGTAATCTTGAATGAATGTATCTAAGCTACGAACATTAGGTTCTGCTTCTTGGGAATAAGGACACCATTTCGTGTAAAAGAAAAGGAGATGTGCTTTATCAGGTTCAACAGAGACAGTAACAGGAGTGTCTTGGATCACCATACGAGAGGCAGGAGGAAATCCACGAAAGAACCAGTAGACACCTACGAACAAAATGAGAAACACAAACGTAAAACCTGCTGCTGTAAGTCCAGTCTGTAGGTTATTCATTTTGGATAAATAGCAGATGATATTTTTCGTTCTGAAGCATACCATTCACGATATGCTTGAAGAACTGGAACACCAGAAGCCAATTTCCACATAATTTGTTGTGTTTGGCGCTCTGGTTCTCCAGGTTTAGGAGTTGCTATATACCACTTACCGTTATAGCGAAACATTATGTATTATATACTTTGGTTACCTGTAATAGTTTACAAGCGGGCAGGGAAACCGACGAGGTTGGCACCGATACCGAAACCAGCACCAGTACGGGCAGATGAACCGACAGATGGAGCATAGATATCGAGGATGGCGAATACGGCTAATGCAGTTAATGCAATTGTTCCGATTTCATCGACACGGAGTTTCTTGCCTGGTAAGAGGTAGCAGGCAACTGCTACGGCAAGACCTTCCAAGGCATACTTAATTAAACGCTTGACTAAGTCAGCAATGTCGATTCCCATGGATGGAGCAGGTTGTTGTGCGGCGGCCATTTGTTTATACTTGTTAAAGGAGATTTTTTTAGTCATCGGTGTAAGCGAACAGGAAAAGAGCAATTAAACTCATTCCTATGGCGACCCAACGCAACCCATGGATAGATTCTTTGAATAAAAAGACCCCTGAGAATGTTACGAGCACATCAGAGGAAAGATTCCAAATTAGATTGGTTGCTGTCATGTTTTCAAAGTTCATAGCCTTGATAAAAAGGTATGGTTGAACTGCATAAACGAGAGTTGCAAGAGTTAAACCAGACATGTATGAAATAGAACCTAAATGAACGAACTTGGCAGTAAACATCATGAATACATCAATTATAGCCATACCAACACCGAACACAATCGGAAGAGTAGAAAACTTTCCAACCTTCCAGTTGACTTTGGAAATAGCGACATCTAAGAGGTCGCCTTCAATTTTCTTTACCATTGTTTTACTTGCCAGAAACAAAATGCCAAACTGCCTTATGTGTTACATACCAAACGAGACCGAATACGGCGGCGTGGGTGAGTGCGACGGTCATTTTAGAACCGCCGGCAGGGAGGGAAAGGAGAATTCCAGGGGTTAAGAGATAGAAGAGCACTGCTGCATATAAAGACATCCACCACATTGTTTTATTATAAACGCGGAAAAACTATTTTAACGGTTAAGGTTCATTAGTATAAATGAGCAAGCGTGTTGAACTCCCAGTTAAAGACGAAGACGGCGTCGTAGATTATTTGGATGAAGATCCAGAATTGCCAAACCAACGCTATGTCATTGTTTCCTTTATTTCACCTGAAAAAGTGATTGCCAAGAAACAGGATTACTTCTTTGAAAAATTCATTCAATGGATAGATTACGACTGGAAAGTCAAGGGTCTCGAACATTTAGCAGACTACCTCGCCAAGAAATACAGTATCAAAATTGATGACATCATGAAAGATATTCACGATTTCGAAAAGACCCATCGTGATGAAATCAAGAAGACTGATGTCCCTGAACAATACCAAGTTTTCCTTTTGAAACACGAAAAAGAAGTTCAAGAATCATTCGATCGTGAAAACAACTTTCAATGTAACATTCGTGGTGTAAAAGTTCGTCGTGCCTTTCCTTCCTACGAAGAAGCTCAATTATGGTGTAAGGTTTTACAACGCAAATACCCAAAAGACAATCTTATGATTGGTCGTATGGGTTGTTGGTTACCATGGGAACCTTCTGAACATCTCATGGAAAATGTAGAATACGCAAATTCTCAATTGAACGAAATTATGCGCAAATACAAGGAAAACGAAGCAAATCGCGAACTCTTCTTTGCAGAAGAACGCGAAAACTCCATCAAGGCACAAAAGGAAGAAAATGCTCGTCGTCGTGCGGAAAATCAATTGAAGGATATGTCAAATCCAGTTCATCCAGCAGAAGGTGCTATCCGTGACTTATAAAAAAATCATAAATGTATATAAATCATGGATCATTCATCTTTGGGAAAGCGCGTTCGTAAACCAACAGAAATGGGTGCTCAATACAGAGCACAAATTGAAGCAGCAAAAGCACGTGTCGCTGCTTTAAAAGAAAAGAAGGAACGCACTGTCAAAGAACAAAAAGAATTAGATGATTTGATTGGTATGTTTGGTGAAATGAAGATGGGAGGACGCAGACGCAGACATCATACTCGCAAACACAAGAAGATGACTCGTAAAACACGCGGTCATAAATATTATTAAGTTCCTTTTCGGACCCACACAGATGGTCCTTTACGATTAGAAACAGCATCTGGACTATATTCGTTGGATGCTAACATTGTAGACGCAAATGGGCGATTATCTACCCACAAAGATTCCGCACACATATGAAATTGCGGATGGTCGCTTGCTTTATACCAAAATACCTGATCTTCAAGTTTATTCGAAGACGATGAATTGCAGATAACGAGACATTCATAGTTTTCCGTGCACTGATCCATAAATTGACAGAACATTTCAAAAGTGGGAAACATACCTGCGTAGTTTTCGTAAATACGACGACGATTACCAAGAATGTTTTCACGAAGAATGAAGACAAAATCTACATTGGTACGCAAGTTAGGAGTGATACCAAGTGGATATTGCATAGTAATCATTGTAGATAAATCTACATGACGACCATTCATGAAAACGTAACGCGTTGATTCTTCTTTGATCCAAGATGAATCGTATAAACAATCGTCAAGAATAAGAAACGCACGAGGATCAACATTTGAACTAGGATTTTGTCCTCGTTGTTGTTTTAATGCCAACTGACGACGAATAACATTCATAATGATTTCAGGTTTGTACTTGTCGTGAATGAGTTTAGAAGGAACCATGTCTTGAAAGAAACGATTGGCAACTTCTGTTCCTGAAATAACCGTCCCAATAGGAAAAGCGTCCTGATTATGATAGAGAATATCCCGAACTAAGAAAGATTTTCCCGTATCTTTTTTACCTATAATGACTATCATCGGAGATTTATGTGAATCAGGAGCACACCTCTGTTTGATGATGTCCATGTTAAATTTCTTGATATTAAAGTTATAGTTCATTAGTATTTTCACAAGAGTAAATAATGAGTAAAAATACACATGCGTATACCATACACTCGGTTAAGTTAAATGCAAACGACGCAATACGAGTTACGGGAAATATTGCGTTATTTTCAATTGTGTATACTGTAGCAGGTGCTTTTCTTTCATATGTTCTCTATTACTTGTTTGATGTATATGATGACGATAACAAAGAATGGGAATCAAAAGGATTGAATTACCAGTTATTTGATGTAGCCATCGAAGTATGTATTATAGGTGTAGTTGCCTTCTGGTTAGTGTATTTTATGAATGTATCAACACCGATTATTCCAGTTCGTAAAGGACTTGAAGACTTTGTAGATTCTTATACTGCGGGTCTTTTCTTCATGTTCGCCATCTTCATTTTCTTGGGAGATTTAACAAATAAACTCAAATACTTATTTGATAGTTTTCTTGGATCTCACTTTGATAAAATCTTTCCAGAAGAAGGTTCAATTTTAGACGGCACACTGCGGTATAGCAAGAGGCAAAAAGAGGGTTCTTATGAATAATGCCTAAACCTATACCAGATTTACGAACAACTAACATTCCTTTGGATGTTCAGAAAATCTCAAACATTCAGGGATTACAAGAACAGGCACAGAAACACTGGGGATTACGCCGCCTTCAACCTTACTTTCCTTCGATTGAAAAACTATTTAAGTTAGATAGTGTTCGCCTTCCACATCAATATGGAATCAAGACATCTATTCCTATTCAAACAATTACAGGTGAAACAACTGTATACGCAGGGGGATTAGAAATTCCAGTTCATCTCAAAAAAACAATGTTAAACTCTGCTTACCGAGTTATGCACGGAGATTATGCTGGAACAGGACTTCCAAATACAAATGAAGTAGCATCTGAACCTCTTCGTATTCAGTCTCCGTATAATGCTGCATATGTAGGATCGTTGGCATCTCTTATTTTATCAGAATCAGGTTGTCCTCATTTTCCCAAAGTATATGGAGTTTTTTCAGGAGTTGCAGAACGACATGTTCTTGATATTTCCGATGATTACGAAGATTTATGTGATAGACCTTGGTTTTCACAAAATATTGGACACTTCTTTGAACTTCGTCTCAAAAAACCAGAAGTTCCCATTTTACAACTCTCTGATGTTCCATCTTCAGAAGAAATTGATTTAGGAATTGAAGACTTAACTCCAGTTCCAGGTGTTTCAACTGCAACTATGGCATATGATGCTGATGATGAAGAAACAGAATTAGAAGATGAAGATATTGAAAGCACAGACGGATGTTCCACTGATTACGTGTTTGATATTCGTTCATGTTCAGAAAACTCGGAAGATGAAGAAGATGATGACGAAGAAGACGGAGACGGATTTTCACAACCTGAAGAAGATGAAGCCTTTGCTCATGCTATTTTCAAGGATGCTCCTATTCAAGTAACTGTTATGGAAACATGTTCAGGAACTCTATACAAACTATTCAAAGAGAACCCAGAACTTAACAAACGTTGTGCTTGGATTGCACAAGTCATTTTTGCATTAGCATATGCTCAACGAACATTTGGTTTAGTTCATAATGATCTTCATATTATGAACGTCATGTACATTCCAACTGAAAAGGAATACTTTTATTATGCGATTGGAGGCAAGACTTACCGAGTTCCAACCTACGGTAAACTTATCAAGATTATTGATTTTGATCGTGCTACTTTTTCAGTAAAACTTCCTAAAATGAAAGAATCTAAGTTTTTCATGTCCGATCAGTTTCATCAAGATGAAGAAGCAGGTGGACAGTATAATATCAGTCCATTCTACAATCCTA